GCGAGCTGCTGCACCATATTCCTGAACAACTGAGCAAACGAGAGAGGTACACCGACAAATGGCAGCGACGCACACACTCCCTCTGGCGTCACCAGGCATGGCACGCATCTGCCTTTACGGGGATTTACAACGATTTGGTCGCCGCATCGACCTTCGTGTGAAAACGGGGGCCGAAGCCATCCGGGCGCTGGCCACACAGCTCCCGGCGTTTCGCCAGAAACTGAATGAGGGCTGGTATCAGGTGCGCATTGCCGGGCGTGATGCAGGCGAAAACGAATTATCTGCCCGTCTTAATGAGCCGCTGGCAAATGGTGCCGTGATCCACATCGTACCGCGTCTGGCGGGTGCCAAAAGTGGTGGTGTTTTTCAGGCAGTGCTGGGTGCGGCGCTGATTGCTACGGCAATCTGGATGCCAGGAATCAGTATCGCTTTCAGTAACATTCTCTTTTCTATGGGGGCAGCGATGACGCTTGGTGGTGTCGCACAGATGCTGGCCCCTAAACCCAAAACTCCACGTACACAGACAACGGATAACGGCAAACAGAACACCTATTTCTCCTCACTGGATAACATGGTTGCCCAGGGCAATGTCCTGCCTGTTCTGTACGGTGAAATGCGCGTGGGGTCACGTGTGGCATCTCAGGAGATCAGCACGGCAGATGAAGGGGATGGTGGTCAGGTTGTGGTAATTGGGCGGTAATATTATTTACTCATGTTCTAACTGATTTAATATTTATATCGAACACTGATAATTATTCTATTGGTTAGCTATATGAACAAAACGATTTTATTCTGCACGATTATTGCCTTAACAGGATGTAAATCTTTGGATTACGTAAAATCCGGAAAACCTGTAATGGAAGGTAATTCATTAAAAAATATTGATGAATTGTCAGGCTGCATATCCAGACAATGGGCTGGTAATGGAACACCTATAACATCCCTTCCTATTGAGAATGAGGTAAGCCTTTTAGTTCCACAGGCTATGGGGGGATATGATGTTGTGCTTGATATCAAAAAAGCAGGAAATGGCAGTAGTTTTACTCTTTATGAACGTGTACCAGCATTAACGCCAAAAATTTTTGCTGATAGTGTTAATGCATGTAAATAATAGTTAATCCTGCCGTAACTCATGAGCCGCCTTTTGGGCGGCTTTGTTGTTTATGGAGTGTGAGGAATGGGTAAAGGAAGCAGTAAGGGGCATACCCCGCGCGAAGCGAAGGACAACCTGAAGTCCACGCAGCTGCTGAGTGTGATCGATGCCATCAGCGAAGGGCCGGTTGAAGGTCCGGTGGATGGATTAAAAAGCGTGCTGCTGAACAGTACGCCGGTGCTGGACAGTGAGGGGAATACCAATATATCCGGCGTCACGGTGGTGTTCCGGGCCGGTGAGCAGGAGCAGACACCGCCGGAGGGATTTGAATCCTCCGGCTCCGAGACGGTGCTGGGTACGGAAGTGAAGTACGACACGCCGATTACCCGGACCATCACGTCGGCAAACATCGACCGTCTGCGCTTTACCTTCGGTGTGCAGGCACTGGTGGAAACCACCTCAAAGGGGGACCGGAATCCGTCGGAAGTCCGCCTGCTGGTTCAGATACAGCGTAATGGTGGCTGGGTGACGGAAAAAGACATCACCATTAAAGGCAAAACCACCTCACAGTATCTAGCATCGGTGGTGGTGGGTAACCTGCCGCCGCGCCCGTTCAATATCCGGATGCGCAGGATGACGCCGGACAGCACCACAGACCAGCTGCAGAACAAAACGCTCTGGTCGTCATACACCGAAATCATCGATGTGAAACAGTGCTACCCGAACACGGCACTGGTCGGCGTACAGGTGGATTCGGAGCAGTTCGGCAGCCAGCAGGTGAGCCGTAATTATCATCTGCGCGGGCGTATTCTGCAGGTGCCGTCGAACTATAACCCGCAGACTCGGCAATACAGCGGTATCTGGGACGGAACGTTTAAGCCAGCATACAGCAATAACATGGCCTGGTGTCTGTGGGATATGCTGACCCATCCACGCTACGGCATGGGGAAGCGTCTTGGTGCGGCGGATGTGGACAAATGGGCGCTGTATGTCATCGGCCAGTACTGCGACCAGTCAGTGCCGGATGGCTTTGGTGGCACGGAGCCGCGCATCACCTGTAACGCTTACCTGACCACACAGCGTAAGGCGTGGGATGTGCTCAGTGATTTCTGTTCGGCGATGCGCTGTATGCCGGTATGGAACGGGCAGACGCTGACGTTCGTGCAGGACCGACCGTCGGATAAGGTGTGGACCTATAACCGCAGTAATGTGGTGATGCCGGATGATGGCGCGCCGTTCCGCTACAGCTTCAGCGCCCTGAAGGACCGCCATAATGCCGTTGAGGTGAACTGGATTGACCCGGATAACGGCTGGGAGACGGCGACAGAGCTTGTTGAAGATACGCAGGCCATTGCCCGTTACGGTCGTAACGTCACGAAGATGGATGCCTTTGGCTGTACCAGCCGGGGGCAGGCACACCGCGCCGGGCTGTGGCTGATTAAAACGGAGCTGCTGGAAACGCAGACCGTGGACTTCAGCGTGGGTGCAGAAGGGCTTCGCCATGTACCGGGCGATGTCATTGAAATCTGTGATGATGACTATGCCGGTATCAGCATCGGCGGGCGCGTGCTGGCGGTGAACAGCCAGACGCGGACACTGACGCTCGACCGTGAAATCACGCTGCCATCCTCCGGCACCACGCTGATAAGCCTGGTTGACGGACAGGGGAATCCGGTCAGCGTGGAGGTCCAGTCCGTCACCGACGGCGTGAAGGTGAAAGTGAGCCGTGTTCCTGACGGCGTTGCCGAATACAGCGTGTGGGGGCTGAAGCTGCCGACGCTGCGCCAGCGCCTGTTCCGCTGCGTGAGTATCCGTGAGAACGATGGCGGCACGTATGCCATCACCGCCGTGCAGCATGTACCGGAAAAAGAAGCCATCGTGGATAACGGGGCGCACTTTGACGGCGACCAGAGCGGCACGGTGAATGGTGTCACGCCGCCAGCGGTGCAGCACCTGACTGCCGAAGTCACCGCAGACAGCGGGGAGTATCAGGTACTGGCCCGCTGGGACACGCCGAAGGTGGTGAAGGGCGTGAGCTTCCTGCTTCGCCTGACCGTGACAGCGGACGATGGCAGTGAGCGGCTGGTCAGCACGGCCCGGACGACGGAAACCACATACCGCTTCAGGCAGCTGGCGCTGGGGCGTTACATGTTGACGGTCCGGGCGGTAAATGCGTGGGGACAGCTGGGCGATCCGGCGTCGGTATCGTTCCGGATTGCCGCACCGGCAGCGCCGTCGCGGATTGAGCTGACGCCGGGCTATTTTCAGATAACCGCCACGCCGCATCTTGCCGTTTATGACCCGACGGTACAGTTTGAGTTCTGGTTTTCGGAAAAGCGGATTACCGATATCAGGAAGGTTGAAACCACAGCGCGCTATCTTGGCACGGGGCTGTACTGGATAGCCGCCAGTATCAATATCAAACCGGGCCATGATTATTATTTTTACGTTCGCAGTGTGAACACCGTTGGCAAATCGGCATTCGTGGAGGCTGTTGGTCAGCCGAGTGATGATGCATCCGGTTATCTGGATTTTTTCAAAGGCGAGATAGGGAAAACCCATCTGGCTCAGGAGCTGTGGACGCAGATTGATAACGGTCAGCTTGCGCCTGACCTGGCTGAAATCAGGACGTCCATTAAGGATGTCAGCAATGAAATCACGCAGACCGTCAATAAGAAACTGGAAGACCAGAGTGCGGCAATTCAGCAGATACAGAAGGTTCAGGTTGATACAAATAATAATCTGAACAGCATGTGGGCTGTGAAGCTGCAACAGATGAAGGACGGACGCCTTTATATTGCGGGTATCGGTGCCGGTATTGAGAATACGCCAGCAGGAATGCAGAGTCAGGTGCTGCTGGCGGCAGACAGGATTGCGATGATTAATCCTGCGAATGGCAACACAAAGCCGATGTTTGTTGGTCAGGGCGATCAGATATTCATGAACGACGTGTTCCTGAAACGCCTGACGGCTCCCACCATTACCAGCGGCGGTAATCCTCCGGCATTTTCCCTGACACCGGACGGGCGGCTGACGGCGAAAAATGCCGATATTAGCGGTAACGTGAATGCGAACTCCGGGACGCTCAACAACGTCACGATTAACGAGAACTGTCGGGTTCTGGGAAAACTGTCCGCCAACCAGATTGAAGGCGATCTCGTTAAAACAGTGGGCAAAGCTTTCCCCCGGGACTCCCGTGCACCGGAGCGGTGGCCATCAGGGACCATTACCGTCAGGGTTTATGACGATCAGCCGTTTGACCGGCAGATTGTTATTCCGGCGGTGGCATTCAGTGGCGCTAAGCATGAGAGAGAGCATACTGATATTTACTCCTCATGCCGTCTGATAGTGCGGAAAAACGGTGCTGAAATTTATAACCGTACCGCGCTGGATAATACGCTGATTTACAGTGGCGTTATTGATATGCCTGCCGGTCACGGTCACATGACGCTGGAGTTTTCGGTATCAGCATGGCTGGTGAATAACTGGTATCCCACAGCAAGTATCAGCGATTTGCTGGTTGTGGTGATGAAGAAAGCCACCGCAGGCATCAGTATCAGCTGAATTTTATAACCCATATACGGGCGCCAGAAATGGCGCCTTTTTTATTGCAGAAAAGCGAGAGGTAATTATGCGTAAATTATGTGCTGTTATTCTGTCCGCAGTAGTCTGGCTGGTTGCCGCTGGTACGCCAGCGAGCGCAGCAGAGCATCAGTCCACACTAAGCGCCGGGTATCTTCAGACCCATACTGATATGCCAGGCAGCGATGACCTGAAGGGCATTAACGTGAAATACCGTTATGAATTTACGGACACGCTGGGGCTGGTGACGTCATTCAGCTATGCAGGAGACAGGAATCGCCAGCTTACCCGTTACAGCGATACCCGCTGGCATGAAGATTCCGTTCGTAACCGCTGGTTCAGCGTAATGGCGGGGCCGTCTGTGCGCGTGAATGAATGGTTCAGCGCGTATGCGATGGCGGGCGTGGCTTACAGCCGTGTGTCGACTTTCTCCGGGGATTATCTCCGCGTAACTGACAACAAGGGGAAAACGCACGACGTGCTGACCGGAAGTGATGACGGTCGCCACAGCAACACGTCTCTGGCGTGGGGGGCTGGCGTGCAGTTTAACCCGACCGAATCCGTGGCCATTGATATTGCTTATGAAGGTTCCGGCAGTGGTGACTGGCGCACTGACGGCTTCATCGTGGGTGTCGGCTATAAATTCTGATTAGCCAGGTAACACAGTGTTATGACAGCCCGCCGGTTCAGGCGGGCTTTTTTGTGGGGTGAATATGGCAGTAAAGATTTCAGGTGTACTGAAAGACGGCACAGGAAAACCGGTAGAGAACTGTACCATTCAACTGAAAGCCAGACGGACCAGCAGCACGGTGGTGGTGAACACGGTGGCCTCTGAAAATCCGGATGAAGCCGGTCGTTACAGCATGGACGTTGAGTACGGTCAGTACAGCGTCATTCTGTTGGTGGAAGGATTCCCGCCGTCACATGCCGGGACCATCACAGTGTATGAAGATTCTCAACCCGGTACGCTGAATGATTTTCTCGGTGCCATGACGGAGGATGATGCCCGTCCGGAGGCACTGCGACGTTTTGAACTGATGGTGGAAGAGGTGGCGCGTAACGCTGAGGAGGCGAAGAAGAATGCCGGAGAGGCGGAGACGTCAGCGAGGAATGCCGGCATATCAGCCAGTCAGGCAGAAAAGAGCGCTGCACATGCTGACACTTCAGCAGGATATGCATCGGAGTCAGCCCGGCAGGCGGCAGAAAGTGCAGCCTCAGCAAAGCAGTCAGAGGAGGCGTCCTCGTCCTCGGCCTCTGAGGCCGCTCAAAAAGCCAGTGAGTCATCACAAAGTGCAGCAGATGCTGAATTGTCAAGAAAGACGGCAGAAAGTGCAGCCGGTAATGCAGCCAGGGATGCAACGACCGCAGCAGAAAAAGCCCGGGAGTCAGCAGAAAGCGCACAGTCAGCGGAACAAAGCAGGATAGCGGCGGAAGACGCCGTAAACCGAATCCCCACCGTGGTGGGACCTCCTGGGCCAAAGGGGGAACAGGGGCCCGCGGGTCCTCAGGGGCCGAAGGGTGATAAGGGAGAGCGCGGTGACACCGGCCCTGTCGGGGCAACCGGCGAACGGGGACCGGCAGGTGATGCTGGTCCGGCAGGCCCGCAGGGGCCGAAAGGTGACAGGGGAGAGCGGGGAGAGACCGGTCTGACGGGAAATGCAGGTCCACAGGGTCCAAAGGGAGACACCGGGGCAGCAGGCCCGGCAGGCCCACAGGGACCGAAAGGAGAAACAGGTGCGGCTGGCCCGGTGGGGGCAACCGGACCTCAGGGACCGAAGGGGGACCCGGGGGAGACACAAATCCGTTTTCGTCTGGGGCCGGCGAGCATTATTGAGACAAACAGCCATGGCTGGTTCCCGGGTACAGATGGTGCGCTCATCACCGGACTGACCTTTCTTGACCCCAAAGATGCCACACGGGTTCAGGGTTTTTTTCAGCATTTGCAGGTCAGGTTTGGTGACGGGCCATGGCAGGATGTTAAGGGACTGGATGAAGTGGGCAGTGATACAGGCAGAACTGGAGAATGACATGAATATTTTGAGAAAGCTTATGCAGAGTCTGTGCGGTTGCGGAAAGCATGATGACCGTGAAAACGGGGAGTTACTTACAGCACAACTGCGACTGGGACCAGCAGACATTCTGGAGTCAGATGAGAATGGCATTATTCCGGAGCAGGACAGGGTGATTACGCAGGTGGTGATACTGGATGCAGATAAAAAGCAGATACAGTGTGTGGTAAGACCGCTGCAAATCCTGCGTGCTGACGGGACGTGGGAAAATATTGGCGGGATGAAATAGCCGACAGCTTCACAAAAACCGGAGTCCGGCTCCGGTTTTTGTTGTCATGTCATGGTGGTGTTTGTTAGGAAACCAAAGGTGGCAAAACTGCTGGAGGTTTTGTGGTTGAGTATGCCAATATAATTAATAGATTAAAGAGTTAGTTGTGAAGAAAATATGGATAAACAGGACGACGAATGCTTTCACCGATAAGGACAACTTTCCATAACTCAGCAAATATAGTGCAGAGTTCCCCCTGTCAAACGGTTTCTTTTGCAGGAAAGGAATATGAGTTAAAGGTCATTGATGAAAAAACGCCTATTCTTTTTCAGTGGTTTGAACCTAATCCTGAACAATATAAGAAAGATGAGGTTCCAATAGTTAATACTAAGCAGCATCCCTATTTAGATAATGTCATGAATACGGCAAGGATAGAGAGTGAGCGTATGATAGGTGTTTTTGTTGATGGCGATTTTTCATTCAGTCAAAAGGTTGCTTTTTCAAAACTGGAACAAAATTTTGAAAATATAATGATAATATATCGGGAAAATGTTGATTTCAGCATGTATGATAGAAAACTATCAGATATTTATCATGATATTATATGTGAGCAAAAGTTACGCTCTGAAGCCAAAAGAGATGAATACTTGTTGAATCTGTTGGAGAAAGAGTTGAGTAAAATTTCAAATGCGCAGGATTCTTTGATTTATATGTATGCAGAGAAGAGAGATCATACATGGTTTGACTTCTTCAGAAATTTAGCCTTATTGAAGGCAGGAGAAATCTTTAGATGCACAGATAACACAAAGAATCATGGGGTTTTATCCGGTGAGGGGTGTATATATCTTGATATGGATATGATGCTTACAGGTAAGCTTGGTGTAATGCGTGCTCCAGATGGAATTGCAGTACATGTTGATCGTCGTAATGACAGTGTAAATATTGAAAATGGTGCAATAATTGTTAATCGTAGTAATCATCCGGCTTTACTTGAGGGGTTGTCTTTTATGCACAAAAAAGTAGATGCTCATCCATATTATGATGGATTAGGAAAAGGAATTAAGAAATATTTTAATTTTACTACATTGCATGATTACAATCATTTTTGTGACTTTATTGAGTTTAAACACAAAAATATTATTATGAACACAAGTCAGTACACAGGAAGTTCATGGTAAAACCACCTCCTGTGGAGGTGGTTGCTTGCAGTCAGGTGTTTCGGGTCTGTGGCTTTTTGTGTTCTCTGGTAAGTGGTTGCTATTCTTTTGTGTTGTGTATCTCTGTTTCTATAGTTTTAGATAGCCATGTCATCTCAGTAGCTGCGAGTTTTAGTTTTGGGGTTCTGTCTCCTGCTCCGGGTGGACGCATGTCAAAAGTGCAGGATTTTCTGCTGAATACTGTGTAGTCATTTATAGAGCATGTTGTTGAGGTTAGTGTATGAACCGCCCCGGAAATCCTGGAGACTAAACTTCCTGAGAAAGAGGTAAACAGGATGACTAAAAATACTCGTTTTTCCCCTGAAGTCCGTCAACGGGCAGCCCGTATGGTTCTGGAAAGTCAGGGCGAATATGACTCACAATGGGCGACAATTTGTTCCATTGCTCCAAAGATTGGCTGTACGCCGGAGACTCTGCGTGTCTGGGTTCGCCAGCATGAGCGGGATACCGGAGGCGGTGATGGAGGGCTCACCACCGCTGAACGTCAGCGTCTGAAAGAGCTGGAGCGTGAAAATCGTGAACTGCGCCGCAGTAACGATATCCTTCGCCAGGCTTCCGCTTATTTTGCGAAGGCGGAGTTCGACCGCCTCTGGAAAAAATAATGCCACTGCTGGATAAGCTGCGTGAGCAGTACGGGGTCGGACCGCTATGCAGCGAACTGCATATTGCCCCGTCAACGTATTACCACTGTCAGCAACAGCGACATCATCCGGATAAACGCAGTGCCCGTGCGCAGCGCGATGACTGGCTGAAGAAAGAGATACAGCGCGTATACGATGAAAATCACAAGGTATACGGTGTGCGTAAAGTCTGGCGTCAGTTGTTACGGGAAGGTATCAGAGTGGCCAGATGCACTGTGGCACGTCTCATGGCGGTTATGGGACTTGCCGGTGTTCTCCGGGGTAAAAAGGTCCGTACGACCATCAGCCGGAAAGCCGTTGCCGCAGGCGACCGCGTAAACCGTCAGTTCGTGGCAGAACGACCTGACCAGCTGTGGGTGGCTGATTTTACTTACGGTGTGCCCGGAGTTCAGGGCGGGCATGGATGCTTAAATGAACCGCGAGTCTGTCTGGAATATTGAACCGGTAACTCACGATGAGAAACCCAACAATCCCACCGGGTGTGACGGTGGAGAACCTGAGCGGCAGTGACCTGCGGCATGCCCGCAGGGTGATGTAACCCGCTGACAACGGGGATTGAGGCGAGATCACTAAGCCGAGATGATCCTCAAGGTTAAGTACTGAAAGGCTGAAGAACATGAACCCGTTAATCCGCCTCTGTGGGTTGAAAACGTCACCACGGCCTACGTGATCTGACAGGCCGTGCAGGAGGAACTGGCAGTGATACGTAAGCACTACCGGTCGAAGGTGTTTTGACATGTATGCGAAACACCGGGGCAGCAGCGTCTATCACGCTTGCGTTGCTGACTTCTGCCAACTTGCGGCAAGCAAGGATAAAGAGTGCGACGGGCAGCCTCCTCAGTATGCCTGAGTCCAGGCAGGTAAACCGGGGAAGGTCAGCGACGGATGTTAAGGGGGCATGGCTCCGATGACGCGCTGGCTGGCGGAGCTTCCGTAGTAGTCCGCGATGGGGAAAGCCCATTACATGGCGAAGGGAAGCAGTTTGAATGTGTTTGCGACGTGAATTAACTGACCTAACGAGGTGAAGACCTTTGATAATCAGCGAAATGCAACGCAAGCTTGCCACATGGGCAGTCACCGATCCGTCCCTACGGATTCAACGGCTGCTGCGTCTGATAACACAACCAGAATGGCTGGCTGAAGCGGCGCGGATCACGCTTTCATCAAAGGGGGCCCATACCCCCGGCGTTGATGGCGTGAACAAAACAATGCTACAGGCCAGACTGGCTGTTGAGCTGCAAATCCTCAGGGATGAATTACTCTCAGGCCACTACCAGCCCTTGCCCGCCA